ATGAGCAGGGCAATTCATAGACTTAGCGACACTCTTTTACGAAAATTAAGCGGATCACCAACCACAAAAAACACCTTTTTTAATGATGGTGGCAACCTTAGCGTAAGGCATTCAACCAATGGCCTGTTAACCTGGTATTTCACTTACAGGGCCGGAACAGGCAGGAAGGTATCCCCTGAACGTCTGAGGCTGGGAAATTATCCTGATTTGAGCCTGAAAGCAGCCAGGGAAAAAGCGGCGCAGTGTCGCGCCTGGCTTGCTGAGGGGAAAAATCCACGCCATGAGCTTAATCACACCGTACAGGAAGCGTTATCACCTGTTACGGTTAAGGAAGCGCTCACTTACTGGCTTGAATCGTACGCGAAGGAAAAGCGCACAGACTACGAATCTCTGAAGAGCCGGATCAATACACACATAATCAGCCAGATTGGTGCTATGCCGCTGGAAAAATGCGAGCTACGCCACTGGCTGACCTGTTTTGATCAGCTTGCTAAGCGTAATCCGGTATCAGCAGGATTTTTGTTACAGGTATGCAAGCAGGCGCTTAAGTACTGCCGCAAACGACGCTACGCAATTACCAACGTTCTAGATGATATGGTTGTAGGTGATGTTGGGAAAAAAGCAGAAATAAGCGAGCGCGTACTAACAAACAAGGAGCTTGGGGAATTACTCCGCGCCCTGGATGAAAAAATTTACCCACCGTACTACAGCGCCCTGATTCGCCTCCTGATTGTCTTCGGATGTCGTACCACTGAGCTAAGACGCTCTGAGCTCCAGGAATGGGATTTTAAAGAAATGCTCTGGACCGTGCCGAAAGAACACAGCAAAACGAAGGTAGCAATATTCAGGCCAATACCGGAAGCGATCTTGCCGTTCGTAACGAAGCTGGTGGAGCAGAACAGGCACACGGGATTATTGCTCGGAGAACTGAAAGGGCAATCATCCGTATCAGAGTACGGAAGAACGGCACACAGACGTATTAATCAAGCCCCCTGGACGTTGCACGACATCCGGCACACGTTTACAACGATGCTGAACGATTTAGGCGTGGATCCTCATGTAGTGGAGCAGCTAACCGCGCACCAGTTGCCAGGAATGCAACGAGTCTATAATCACTCCCGTTATCTCGATGCAAAACGTGACGCTCTTAATCTATGGGTTGAGCGTCTCGAGCTTCTCCAGAACAATGATGAAAAAATCGTTGTTATGACCCCGCGAATTTACTCTCAAAATTCTTGACAAATTACGGCTGTTTTTCTTGCGAAAAATGGCCCTCTAAAATAAATCGTCGAATATCGGCAAATATCGACGATTTATATGTGTCAAGTATTGAAAAAATTTGAAAACAGCGATTGTCTACTTGAGTTTTAAAATTTTCCTTTATTTCAATGTGTATGCTTTTATGTGACTGTTTTAATTTGTTTTTTTAATTATTCCTCACTGTAGAGGGAATTTTAATGTTGAATTGTCTTTCCTGGTGTGCAACGATTTTATGAACAACAACGAACCCTTGCGAACCTTGGCGAGCATAGCTTTTGGCAAGGTTACGCCTTCAATTTAAGAGGTAAGAAAAGCTAAGAAGTAATCTCTTTCCGTATATCCACAGCGAAACAAAAATTTCTATACGTAATTTTATGTAGGGCTTTTTATGCGCGAAATAAATGAAGATCGTGTAATCCGCGAAAAAGAATGCAGAGAGCTAACAGGCGTTTGCCGCACAACTCGTTACGAGATGGAAAAACAAGGCCGCTTTCCCTCCCGTATCAGTCTTGGCGGTCGTTCGGTTGGCTGGGTTAAGTCTGAGGTTGTCGCCTGGGTCAAAAACCGCGAACGCGTCAATTAAGAATATTCATTCTTTAAATTCCGTCCGTGTTTTTGTTTGTACTTGTTCGCGGTTGTTCGTGAAGAAAAGAAGCGGCGCGTATGCACCGCTAAGGAGTTTATTTTCATGACTTATGCAGCTTTCAATCTTAGCACCGCCGTAGCTGGTGGACAAGGCTATCAGCCAGGCGGTCGGTTTTTAGTGGCTTTTAACCGCCGTGGGTATTTCTCGACAAAATCTTCAAGGGCAAATTTTTCTGGTGGCATTAAGCGCGGCGCTGGTGGTGGTATTTTTGTTCTGGTTAGTTCTTCCTCAACTCTGGCGCAGGCTTCTGACTGCCTTTGCCGGATGATTTCATCATCTTGGGTTTGCGTGTCTTGTATTGGTAATAGTGTGTTGTTGGTCATGATACTGCCCTGTAAAGCAATGCGCCGTAGTACCTCACGCCACGGCGCTGATAGTAATTATTCTTTTGATTCTATGCCGCGTTTATCCAACTCACGGCGCAAAAGCCTTTTTATCCATCCTGAGCGGTTATCATCGCCATCTTCTTTCATGGCGATGCTTAAGCGTTCGAATAAGTCAGCATCAAGACGAAGCTGTACGGAAAACCTTTCCTTTTTGTTGTCATTGGTTGACATTGTATACCTCGAGTATAATAATGGCCTTACGGTGACAATGTATACCAATGACACCACAAAAGCAAAGCCCGCTGGCGCTATGAACACCAACGGGCTTCTAACCAACAACGTAAACGAGGAGCCGTTATGGTTGCCGTAAATCATACCCCACACCTTGTACACACACAAACGGCCTTTGTGTGGCGTTTTCTGGCACTGAGTGCCGGAGAATCTCAAATCATCCACGTAACCGCCTGGACGGAACGCGAAGCGCGTAACCGTTGCCCGTCAGGTTGTGTTGCTGTATTCGCCGCCCGTATTCGCCAGGGGGAAACCTATGCACAATAAAACCACACCGGACGCAACCGCCGCCGCGCTCACTACGCTGATGCACGCGCTTATTGATATTTCTGTTATTGCTGACAGGGCGCATAAGCACGCCACCAGTGAAACAGAATATGCCGGGGCTTTCGTTCCTCATTCGCTGGCGGTTATGCAACTTAGTGCTGATATGGCTCTGAATGAGGCCAAAGCTATCCTGATTGCTGATTGTGAAAATGGGGGGGGTTATGCGTGATGATCGTTTTAATTCCCTGAAACAGGAATTTTCCGGCGTTCCTGATGATGCGGCTGATGCGCTTTCGTCAATGCCAGAACTTATTAGAGCGGCTTTTTTCTTACTTTCCACGAGAGAATATAAATCAACGGGGCTTGATGTACTGAATATCGCCGCCGATTATGCGGAATATGTGGCAGAGGCGCGTTACAGAAGAAAATTTCCTGAGGATGTAAGCCATGCGTGATATTTACCTCGAAACAATAGACCGCGCATTTCTTGCACTTTCTCACAGTGAAAGCATGATGGAAATATTACGCATATGGCTTGAAACACTTGGCGACAATGAACGCGACAAACAAAAATCAAGAATTGCCACGGCATTAATAACGCTTCTTGAGCCTGTAATAATGGAACTGCAAGAAATAGACTTATTGCACGACAGATATAACGAACAGCACACCGGAGAATAAAAATAATGAAACTTAAATATTCTGGCTTAACTGCCAGTGGCAACACTAACCCTAAATTTACGCGCGGTGATATTTACCGCGACCAGTACGGCGGCACGGTAATGATTAAGGGCGTGGCGGGACGGTGCGTAACTTACCGCCGTGAAGGTTACGAATATGATTGCGTGATGCCTGTTTATCAGTTCCGGCGTGATTTTTCTCTGGTACAGACCGCGCCGCATAACGTGCCCACCAGCAACGCCAGGGCACGGGCAAACATCCAGAAGCTGAAAACCATGATTAACGGATTCAGGGGCAAGAAATGAAAAGCGCACCGAACTTAAAAAAACAGCCTTACGACAAGATGACCGAAGTCATTATTTTTGCGGGTAGTGATGCCTGGGCACATGCGAAACAGTGGCAGGAACAGGACGGGCGACTGGCTGGCGATAATGTGCCTCCCGTTGTGCTGGCTGATGATCAACTGGATGAACTGGCAGACCTGAGAATCATCGACGAGGGGCGCTATTGTGTCCGGCTGTACAAGGCAGGCCACATCAGGCCATCAAATATTAATGCCATTGCGCACAAGCTGGCGGCGGCGGGTGTAACTGATGCGAATTATTACCCCGAAGGGATGCACAGCCATATGCGGGAGAACTGGCGCGAATACCTGGAACGGGTGCGCGGGAAAGAGCCGGCGGAAGAAAAAAACCACCAGCGAAAAACCACGCTACCGATGAGCGTTGGATCTACCGGATACGACACGCAACTGGATTACGTGGTTAAGGGGATTATTCCGGCGGTATCGCTATGCAGCATATACGGGGCTAGCGGGTCCTATAAATCATTCCTTGCCGGATCGTGGGCGTGCCATGTTGCCACTGGTCGCCAGTGGGGAGGCCGCAGGGTTGCACATGGTGCGGTTCTCTATGTGGTTGGTGAAGGCGGTATAGGTGTTCCGCGTCGTGTAAAAGCCTGGGAGGTTGTGCACGATGAGCAGGTGAAAAATCTGTATCTGGTAAACCGCCCCATCTTTCCGGCTGCCCCGCTTGATGTTGATGAAATGGTTATCGCTGCCCGTCAGGTGGAGCGGGAAACGGGTAAACCTGTACGCATGATTATTCTGGATACGCTGGCGCGTTGCTTTGGTGGGAATGATGAAAATGATTCCCGTGATATGGGGGCGTTTATCCGTGGTTGTGACGAACTGAAACGACGCACAGGGGCCACGGTGCTGGTGGTTCACCATTCCGGCAAGGATGAGACGAAAGGCGCGCGCGGTTCCAGTGCATTTCGTGCTTCGCTGGATGCTGAATACCGGATACGCAGGGAGGACGCAGGAAGCGAAGCGCTGGTTATCTCATGCACCAAAATGAAGGACGCGGAGGAACTCAAAGAAGCCGCATATGACTTACGCGTGGTGGAGCTTTTTACCGACGCTGACGGTGAATTAATCACGTCGCTGGTGGTGGTGGATGATCCGCGCCCTCCTGTTGAACTGGAGCGCATCGAGGAGGCAGGGAACAAGACGGAAAACCATACCGCGCTATGGGGGTGCATCCGTTCACGCACACAGAACGGCGACAAGTGCACGATCCCGCTGTTACGTGATGACATGAAAAAGCTGGGGTATGAAATGAAAAACTTCCGGCGCTGGCTGTACAAGCTGGAAAAAGATGGGGTTATTCGTATCGATGGGGATGATGTAGCGCCGCTATAAAAGTGAGGAGCAAAAGCGAGGGGGATAGAAAGAGGGCCAAAATTAGCCCGCTCTCCCTCACTTTTCGACCTGTATACATCCTCAAAAGTGAGGGGTAAAAAAATACTTATGAAACACACACATAGAAAAACCGAAAATCCCAACTGCGACGAAGTGAGACGCTTGAAAAAGTGAGGCGAAAAAGTGAGAGGTTGCGAGAAATGACCCAAAAACGCAGAGACAGAACAGAGCCAAAATATAAAGCGTTAGACATGACTGAGCACACCTTAAAGGTGGCAATCAGAACGATAGACCGCCACACGCGGGAAGGATACGCGAAGGAACATCCCGACCTGATAAGCGCATTCATGACCACGGCGGCGGCAAACTTTGCCACGCTGACAGAACGGGAGATTGCCGAAGCGGAACAGGTAACAACCATCAACGTTAAAACCGGAGAGGTGGAATCATGACAGCACAGATAGCCGCTTACGGGCGGCTGGTGGACGACCCGCAGGTAAAACAGACCAGCAAGGGCACACCGATGACGCTGGCGCGTATGGCGGTATCTTTGCCATGCAGCCAGGCACAGGACGGACAGGCCAGAACGGCGAAACGCGGCAGGGCTGGCAGGTTATCGCAGACAGTGTAATCAGTGCCCGTGCTGCCCGTCCTGGCGGGAACAGACGCAAAACCACAGGCACACAGGGTAATCAGCCACCAGCGGGAGGCGATGACCCTTACGGTGATGATATTTCGTTCTGAGGGGGTGACGATGGTACATGACCGCATAGCGGAGGAACTGGAGGCGAAAGGCTTTTACCGGAGGGCGGCGGCGCGATGGGGTGAAGTCATGCAGCTGGTGGAGACAGACAAGGAACGGCATCACATCACGATGCGACGGCTGGAATGTTCAAGGAAGGCACAGAGGGCACCGGAGCCGCCGGATAATTTCGGAGACCTGAAAAAGGCAGTCGATCGCACTTATGCCGAAATGGGTATAGATGGTGCTGGTGATGAAATATGGCGCAATTACCAGGACAGCTAATCAAACAGCCGGAGAAATCCGGCTTTTATTGCACCAGTTGAAACGGTATGGCGCATTACCGGGTTTTCGTCACGGTCAGGCATAGTTACTATCTGAAACAAACAGACACAACAGAGGAAAAAAACAATGCCGATGAAATTTGATGAGATATTAAAACAGCGTGATAAATACCATGCTGACAACATGGAGACGATGAGCATCAATGATTACCGCGCATTCCTGGAGACGGGCGCACTGATTGAAAAGGATCAGCATGGTTTTGTGAGATGTGCTCTATCCGGTGAAATGCTGGCGGTAAATCCTGAACAGATAGATGCATTGATAGAATTTCTGAAAGAGATCAGAGACTGAGCCAGCACACAGCACACATAGCCGGAGCAATCCGGCTTTTTTGCGCCCAAAAAAAGCCCGATAAGTACAGGAGGAAGCTTATCGGGCTTTTGCTTACGAGGTTAACAGCATGGTGACTACTGTTGCTGTAAACCATTTCATAATTTGCAACACAACTCAATTTTATTGCGCAAAATGCAATCATGATTATAATCATAACTGGATGAACATCCAGTTGTGATTTTTTAAGTCAAAGAGGAATTTCTGACTATGGCAGAAGAGAAAAAAGGCGGTGTTTCGGTGTACATAAGCCCCGAAATCGTGGAGGTGCTCAAGCAGCGCCACAAAAAAAACTATGAGGCTGGCGTAGCGGCTGGACTGGATCCGCTGATGACGCCGGAGCCGTCGATAGGTTCACTTGTGCGCTCTTATTTACTTGCGGCGCTTGGGATGCATAAAAATTATGGGGGTGAATAATGGCAGGCAAAGCAACGGCACTTAACACTAACCAGCTTTTTGCGTACCTGAATCGCGGGGATATTGCGGAATTTAAATTCAGTCCGCTGTTTATCACGCTGTTTTTCCCGAACGTGGCGACATTCAGCACCCAAAACATCATGCTGGATACCCTGGACATTGAAGAAGTCACCATGTCGGCGTTTTGTTCGCCTATGGTTGGCAGCCAGGTACAGCGCGATAAAGGATACGAAACCAGCACGATTAAACCTGGCTACATGAAGCCAAAGCACGAAATCGATCCAACAAAAACCATCATGCGCATGGCTGGAGAAGATCCGGCACAGCTTAACGACCCTACCTACCGACGTATGCGCCTGATTACTGGCAACATGCGCCGCCAGGTAAACGCCATTAAAGCGCGCGTGGAATGGCTGGCGGTGAATGCGATAACGACCGGAAAAAACATTATTGAGGGCGAAGGCATAGAACGCTATGAAATAGACTGGAAAATACCGGAAAACTGCATCATAGAGCAGGCCAAGGGTAAAAAATGGTCCGAGCAGGATAAAGAGATGCACGATCCAATCTATGACATCGAGCTTTATGCTGATCAGGCTGGTTGCCCCGCAAACGTCATGATTATGGGCGCTGAGGTATGGCGCACGTTACGCAGCTTTAAAAAATTCCGTGAGCTGTACGATCTTTCCCGTGGTTCAGAATCCGCCGCCGAACTGGCCTGTAAAAACCTGGGCGAAGTGGTGAGCTTTAAAGGCTATCTGGGCGATATTGCCCTTATCGTCTATTCCGGCAAATACGCCGACAGCGACGGCACAGAAAAATATTTCCTTGAACCTGATTTGCTGGTCCTGGGCAACACCAACAATAAAGGGCTGGTGGCCTATGGTGCGATTATGGATCAGGACGCAGTAAGAACGAAGGCAACGCAAAACATGTACTACCCGAAAAACTGGATTGAGGACGGCGATCCGGCGATTGAGTACGTGCAGACGCACAGCGCACCGCAGCCGGTTCCGGCAGATATTCGCAAATTTGTTACTGTCAAAATTGCTTAACGGGGGATTCTATGGACACTCCATACATTGAGTTATTTGCAGGCAGCCAGCAGGTATCCACGACGCTGGTACATTTTGCCGCTGATGCTGGCGTTATTCAGGAATTTACCCCGCTGATGCTGGCGGACAATGGCGAGTTTAAGGCGTGGGATGGTCAGGAATCTGGCAAGGCTGTTTATCTGACCTCGTACCCCGTGGACACGTCGACGCAGAAATCAGCACAGTGTTACAAGACGGGGATATTTAATATCGCCGCCGTAAACTGGCCTGAAAGCGCCGACACTGACGCGAAAAAATGCGCCGCCTTTGCTGGTTCTGGCGTATCCGTTCAGCCGCTGGCGCGATAAGCAGGGGGAACGATGGCAACGAATGAAAGCATCATGACGCTACCGCTGGCGAGTAAATTTAAAGCCGAAGCGCGGGCAATGGCTGACAGAGGGTTATCAACCTACGAGGCCATATATCAACTTAACAAACTGGAAGAGCAGGACAAGCCGCGCGCTGATGCGATTATGGCGCTTGATGAATCTGGCGACTATCAGCCGCTGTTACGTGCAATGGCAAACGTGCCTTGTATCGATGTTGGTACGGCTAAAAGCATCCTTAGCATGACCATAGAGCAGGAACGTCCGAGGGTTGCGCCGGAGCTTACCGCAGCCTTTGAAAACTTTATGGACATGCACAGCCCGCAAGCCGTATCAGCTGGCATGGCATACGATGGCAGAAACCCGGGCGATGACGGCGACATCGATCGCATACTGAAAACCATCTGA